GTGATTCTCGGGAAATATAGGAATCGAACCTACATCACAAACTCCCGATGCCCTCTACCAAGAGGACGCCGCGGATAGGACCCTGCACAATCGACCCGCACTAGGCGGTGGGCAGGCGAGATGGGCTGTGATCATAAAGACCTGCCTACTGCTCCCAGTATTCCTTGAACCGACTTCACACTATAGAAAATATCGTCTACACACGTTTACCGGTCACGGTGATCATGTCCTAAGACTTGCCAACAGTTCGTTCCCAAACAGGGCATTACAGACTACCATAACCGTACGATTCGAGGACTAACTATAGTTCACGTCGTTTTTAACACTAAAGGTCCAAGCGGGGTGAGAAATCCCCTCGACAAAACCCCGGGACGAACCCGGCCTGCAATGCCTTGCAACTACATCACCATCGTACGACCATATACGCGGTACGAGACCGTATAGAGGCACGACGCCTTCAGTTACTGTGCCCAACTAACCCCTCATGCACAGAGCGCCGCGATAAATGCCACCTGGGAGCGTCGCTCCAGCAGGTCCACTCGTACCCACACCCCTCTCCCTCTACTCCAACGAACCCTTCCGAATACGGATTCGTTACGTCTCTGATTCACCCACCGCCATGCCGCGCTACGAGTCAAGCCAAGCATCCTTCTGATCTTAATACTCATAAGAGTACCAAGGCCATAAGGGGAGCATCCTTGACGGATCCTAGCCACGGCGGTGTCCTCAGATACGTCGTCAGGTGAAAAGTTGGCGTGCCAAGCGTGACTGACACAAGCGTCAGTCCACATACTAGACCAGAACTTGGTATCGGATACCCAGTTCTGACTTACTTGGACCCAACCTTCGGGAATGACCATATTCTTTGAAATATATGGCAGGGGCTTCTCTACTGCTTGTTCACAGTAAAAAAGTTCCCTGTGCCACATGCCCACCGCATGTAGCATCTCCCGATCCACAGCTAATCCTAAACCTCTACTCACAGATCTCCGAGACAAATGAATCGGTTTCTGATTATGATGGAGAAAGTACGTACGAACAATGCGTACTCTCCTACCTCCATAACCAGAACACGCTGAATAGAAACGCCCATTCAACGAAGAGACCTGTTCACTAGCGGGTCCGTGCGGAAACAATGACTTGCTTCTGACGAACCCAACCTCTTTGCAGCCTTTGTTAAGAGACCAGAAAGGGGTCGAGTTTAGGGTAAAAGCACGTGAGTGCTTTAACGTCTTCCCTACACTCAAAGTGAG